ACACATAATGAGTTATTAAGTTGTGTTAACATATGGGAAGCATTATCAGCTAGTACAGCTGATACAAATACTACTGCATTTTCGACGTTCTCGGCGACAAATCCATATAACATAAACTTTACTGTTAATAGTCCGTTATCGGTATTTTCAGTATCTACAGTATCTGCCGCAGTTCAGTTTACATCAGATCATGATTTAGTGTATAGTACAAATCAACTTAATATTATTGTAGATGATACTGCCGCTATAGTAGGAAAAGGAGGCGCCGGTGGTCATGGTTATATGTGGGCATCTGGATCAGATTTTACTCAAGATGGAACCAATTCTGATGATCTAAGTGCATTTGATAATAATGGATACACCGGAGGGCCTGCTATTGGTAGTAGTGATATGGGTACATATTTTGATACTTTATCATTTAATAATTCTGGTATAGTGTATGGAGGTGCTGGTGGTGGTGGAGGAGGCGTTTTAGGGGTAAGTGCTAGTACTATGCCAAATGTCCAGTACTTATCTGGAGGATGTGGAGGAGGAGGAGGAGCTGGTATTCATGCCGCTAATTATGGTACAGCTGGATTAGCAGCTGTAAGTTCAGTAACTACAGAAGAAGTAGCTGAAGATAAAGCTAGTGTCATTGAAACAACAGTGTACACTCAACATAGTGAATATGCAGATATATATTTACAAAACGGTAGTGCTGGTTCTGGTGGAGGAGTCGCTGGAGCTGGTGGTGGTTTTAGTACTGGTGGATCATATCCTACTGTTACCCTTGGAAGTGGTACTGTTGATATAACTACATATCCAGCGATGACTGGATTGAGTGGAGGCGAATTGGGTCAATCTGGTTCTTCAGACTCTGAAACCATTCCTGTAATTGGTAGTTGGACACCTGCTACATCATTTGAAACAGTAAGTTCTGATTGGGCAAGAAGAGAAGGTGGTGAAGTTGGTCCATTAGTAGATACCAACACTTCACTTGGGCAAATAATTACAGCAGGTAGTACCGGAATGTTTTCATCAATGTTGCAGTAAATAAGTAGAGGTCAACTAGTTACGTAATAAGTATTAGTATGAAGTTTAGTACTTGTGCACAATCAGCACTTGCTTTATCTAAAAATTATGCAGAAGAGTTTAAGTGTAGGTATACTGGTACTGAGCACTTACTACTTGGTTTAATTGAATGTGAAGATACTTTCTTAGAGCAAACATTTAAGACTTTAAAAGTAGATTCAACTAATCTTAAGGATGTAGTAATTAGTATTCTTAATATAGAAGAAAATAGTAAGTTATTTAAACCTGGTAAATCACCTAACTTTACTCCGAGAGTTTTTCGTATAATCGACTTCGCGAAAAATCTAGCAGAGAAACTCAATAAACAAACAGTTGGAGTTATTCATTTGTTTTTATCCTTGTTGTATGAAAATGATGGAGTAGCAACATCTATACTCACAGAGTATGGTTTAAACTTTGATAATGTTAAAGATGCAATTCAGCAAGAGCTAGGTGATATTGAAACAGGTGCTCGAGTATACTCTAATCTACCGGAGAGTTTAGAGTCTTACTTTATAGATTTAACTCATCAAGCTGCGACAAACTCACTACAACATACATTCTCAAGAGACGCAGAGTTTGAGAAGATATATTTAATATTAGGAAAAAAACATAATACAAATATTATTATAACAGGTGACCCAGGAGTTGGTAAGCGTTCGGTAGTCTATGAACTAGCAAGAAGAATAACCAAGAAACTAACTCCTTTACATTTACAAAATAAAAGAATATTAGAACTCAAGCTTAAGACATTAATTAGTGGAACTAAGTTTAGAGGAGATTTTGAAGCACGTATTGATATTCTTCAGGACTATTTAAAGAAGCACAAAGATGTTATTTTGTTTATTAATGATATTGCTCTTATTACTCGAATAGATGGTACATCTAATATTGAAGAATATTTCAGTGAGTTATTTAGCAGTGATGATATCAACTTCATAGGTACATGTACGTCAGATGATTATAAAAAATATATAAACGACATTACAACCATTAGTTCTAATTTTGAAAACATTACTGTTAGGCAAACTAGTTTACTTGAAACAAAAGAAGTTCTCTATAAAATGAAGTCGTTCTATGAGAAGTATCATGATGTTAAGTATCAGAATGATATTGTTGAAGATATAGTAAAGCTCTCTACTAGATACATTACAGATAAAAGTCAACCATCTAGTGCGTTAGATTTATTAGATGAGTGTGGTTCGTTTATTAAAAACCAAACAGGAAATACATCCGAAAAATTAATACAGTTAAAACAAAAGCTTGAAGATGTTCGAAGACAAAAAAAAATATGCGTTGAGAGTTTTGATTTTGAAGAAGGTTTAAAATTTAAGAGAAGAGAAACAACATTAGCTAATAAAATAAAACGTGATTTAGCTGCTAGCAAAGAAGATGAATTTGATAGAGTTATAACAGGAGAGATTGTTAAAAAGATTTTAAGTAATAAGACAGGCATCCCGGTTACAGATATAAATGGTAGTCACTTACCAGACTTAAAATTAGTAGATAAGTCTATAAAAAAGAAATATGTTTCTCAGCACAATGCTATTAATTCTGTTCTATATCATTTTAAGAGAGTAAAAACTGGATTACAGGATCCTGGTCGGCCATTAGGATCGTTTTTGTTTCTGGGACCTACTGGTGTCGGTAAGACATATCTATGTGAGTTGATAGCTGATCATTTCTTCTACAACAAACAAAATTTTCTAAAGATAGATATGTCTGAATATATGGAGCAACACTCAGTTAGTAAGTTAATAGGTTCTCCTCCTGGTTATGTTGGATATGGAGATCGATCTATTTTATGTGACTATATAAAAAATAATCCTTATTGCTTAATATTATTAGATGAGATTGAGAAGGCTCATCCTGATGTTGTTAATATTTTTCTACAAGTTTTAGATAAAGGTGAACTTACAGATAGTGTTGGTCGAAAGATTAATCTTAAAAATTGTATTATTGCTTTTACAAGTAATATTGGTTCTGACTTATTCGACAAGGAGTCTATTGGATTTGGAGACTCAGCTATTAGTTCTATGGATCTAGAAGTATCCTTACATAAGTTTTTTAAACCTGAGTTTTTAAATAGATTAGATGAGATTATTAAGTTCGAACATTTAACTGAAGATAATATATATAATTTAGTAGATATTGAGACTGATAGGTTTGTAGAAAAACTTAAAGATAGTAACAATATATCGTTTGTATTGAGTGATGAAGCGAGGGAGTATGTATCCTCCCAGGGATATAGCCGAAAATATGGTGCTCGGTTTTTAAGAAGGTTCTTTGAGAAACATATTGAAGTTGAAGTGGCGTCAATGATAATACAAAAAAAGGACAAACCAGAAAAAATTACTTGCAAAGTACACGACGATAAGCTAATATTTACGTCATGACGGCATATAAATTCCTTATCAAGGATATATACACGAATGAGAAGAGAGAGTTTGAGCACATTTCAGAAAGCTCTGACTCTAGAGTCGCTCATAAAGAGGGCATGCGCAGCATTAAATATGAAGAAGATATTGAAAAGGTGTATACAGATCAAAATAAAAGTTTAAATGTAAAATCATACGATCGTTTAGTTTATGATAAAAGAAAAGGATTTTTAGATTAATGATCGACAATCAATCACCAGTAGGGACCAATATTCTCGTATTCTTTTATTAAGTAACAGTTTTTAGACATTGTAGTATAGAAAAGGCGCTGCTTAAGCAGCGCCTTTTTGTTAAATATTTATTAGATTAATGGATAAAACTTTATTCAATAAAGATAAAACAAAATTGTACCAATGCTCTGTTGGAACAAGTGGTGCTTACACAGTTCCTGATACTGTTACTCATATTGGGTATCCATCTGGTACTGCTTTCTCTGCCTGTGAGGAATTGACGAGCGTGACGATCCCTGCTAGTGTGGCCTGGATGGGAACGAACGCCATATTTGGAATTGGTATGTTCGCAGGCTGCAAAAAGCTCACAAGCATTATCGTACATGAAGATAATGCGGTGTTTTCATCTGAGGATGGAGTTTTATTTAAAAAAGATAAAACAACTTTATATGCTTACCCCGCTGGAAAAACTGGTGACTATATAATTCCTGACGATTGTGTTGAGATTTATGAAGGTGCCTTTTCAGACTGTATCGGCTTGACGAACTTACCGACTCTTACTGGTGTTAATACTATTGGGAAGTTCGCTTTCTCAGGTACTGGTCTGACATCGGCGTCGATTCCTGATAATGTTATCACTTTTGATATGAACGTATTCTCTGGTTGTGAGAGCCTAACGGATATTGAGATAAGCGAAGATAACGCCATTTTTTCATTTGATTAAGTGTCGTACTCTGACACCCTTTTAATTAAATACTTATAGTGATACCTGCAGAAATAATGACAATGGCTGGTGGGTCTATCGTAGGTTTCTTTTTTAAGCTTGTCGCAAAGCGCGCAGAGAATGAACAAAAGCGCTTTGAGATGATTATGAAAGAGAAAAAATTTGCTGATGAGTCAGCTGATAAAGCTGTTCAGCGTGTAAGTGTAGATGGCGGGAAATGGGTTCGCCGGTTAATTGTTGTCAGTGTTTTGTTTGGTGTTATATTAGCTCCGTTTATTACTACATTTATGAATCACCCTATTGTAGTAGAGGAGCTCATTACTACAAAGATACTATGGGGATTACTTGGCTCAAAGACTGTACCTGTGTTCGTTGAGGTAGAAGGGTATTTATTAGTACCTGAAATTAGACAAGCTTTAACAGCTATTATCGGTTTTTACTTTGGTCAAGCCACAGTAAAACGATAAGTTGAATTTCAATTTTTTTCATTATATTTATCAGCGACATACTTGATAGTGAAAAGAATAGATTTACCCGAGCTACTTAATGAAGATAATCCTATAGGTATAGAATTAGGAGTTAAAGGTGGTGGTTTCTCAGTAAAGTTAATTGAGCGTTATAATTTCAAAAAATTTTATATGATAGATGTATGGGACTCAATCCATACTTATCGAAAATATAAATACAAACAGCATATTCTTCATCTTAATAATTATCTAAACATGATAAATTATTCGAAGAATTGTACAAAAACAGATGTAATTCCGTTAAGAGGTTATTTTAAAGACTTTTTTATGCTCTTTGATGATCAATATTTTGATTTTATTTATATAGATGGTGACGCCGAAACCGGTCAAGAGAAAGGACAAACGATTCGACATTGGTTACCTAAATTAAAACCTAATGGTATAATTTCAGGTCATGATTATTATGTAAGCGGTGATAAATATCCTTTAACTAAACACTATGTTGATTTGATTGCAAAAGAAAATAATTTAAAAGTGAATATGATAGGCGCAACTGAAGCTAATTGTAGTTGGTATTATACGAAATAATATGTACCCTATTAATCATATAAAATAAGAATAAATAAATATACAAATGCCACAAGACATTAATTATCTAGATGAAATATCTACCTTTACATTTACAAGCAAGTATGCAAGATACAATCAAAGTTTAAATAGAAGAGAGACATGGGACGAATGTATTAATCGTGTTGCGAAGATGCATGTTGATCGATTTAAGAGACATTTACCATCAGAAGATATAGATACAATTAAGTGGGCATTCCAACAAGTAAAAGATAAACACATAGTACCATCGATGAGGTCAATGCAGTTTGGTGGTAAGGCTGTATTAGCTCATAACGCACGTATATATAACTGTGCAGTAAGACATGTAGATAGTATAAGAGCTTTTGCGGAGATATTTTATTTATTGTTATGTGGTTGTGGAGTAGGTATTGGAGTATCAAAACATTTTATTGCTCGCTTTCCTGATATAGTTACTGCAAAGGATAAGACTGGTACTGTAGTAACTTATGTTGTTGAAGATAGTATAGAAGGATGGTCTGATTCTATTGAAGCATTATTGAATTCTTATTTTCGTAATACTGCATTTTCAGGTCGTAAGATTGTTTTTGATTTTAGTAAGATAAGACCTAAAGGTGCCCCACTCGAAACTGCAGGTGGAAAAGCTCCAGGGTATCAAGGATTAAAAAGATGTCATCAAAAAGTAAAAGAGCTGTTCGATTATATTATTGAACAACAGAGTCAAACAAGATTAAAGCCAATTAACGCATATGATATTTTAATGCATTGTGCTGATGCAGTATTGTCTGGCGGTATTCGTCGGTCAGCTACATCTCTTATTTTTGATAAAGATGATGAAGAGATGATGAATGCGAAGACATTTTTCGATGTTACTCGTCATACTAAATTTTATCATGATGATGAAACTGATTTATATGTAGGTAAGATTACAGTTAATAAAAAGAAGTATGAGGTAGAATTAATTGAATATGAATATAATGAAGTAATAAAAAATAAACGTATTAGTTGGGTCCATATTGAGCCTCAACGAGCTAGAAGTAATAATAGTGTATTACTTCTAAGAGATGAAACAACGTTTGAAGAATTTACAGACATTCTTAATAAGACAAGACAGTTTGGAGAGCCTGGATTTGTGTTTGGTAATCATCCATGGCAATTATATAATCCTTGCTTTGAGATAGGCTTTATACCTGTCACTAAAGACGGTGTTTGTGGTGTTCAATTCTGTAATCTAACATCGATTAACGGAGCTAAGATTGATACTAAGGGTAAGTTTTTAGATGCAGTAAAAGCTTCGACAATTGTAGGTACCTTACAAGCAGCGTATTCTGAGTTTGATTACCTGAGACCTGCGTCTAAGCAATTAACAGAAGGTGAGGCACTGCTAGGTGTGTCTATTACTGGTATAATGGATAACCCTAAGATTCTTTTAAATGCAGATTATCAGAAAGAAGGCGCTGAGTACGCTGTTAAAGTTAATAAGTCTTGGGCTAAAAAGTTAAATGTTAATCAAGCCGCTCGGATTACTTGTATTAAACCAGAAGGTACGTCGTCATTAGTACTAGGTAGCGCATCCGGTATACACCCTCATCATAGTAGAAAGTATTTTCGACGTATTCAATGTAATAAACTTGATCCAGTGTATAAGCACTTTAAGAAAAGCAA